GTGTAATGGACTACTGCTCTATCTCCTGCACCGCTTCCTGCTGCGGCAGTTGCTTGTAGCCCAAATCCAGCATCGCCAATTTGTTCAACTGCTGTTGCAGTCCAGTTTGTTCCAGCGCTAACATTTCTAACTTGGGCGCTTGCTGCATCAGGGTTAAAAGTAGTAACGGTTGGGGTCGTTCTCATAATTATTGTCAGTCTCACTCCGCCAACGGTTTGATTTACTGCACCAGCTACTACCTGGGCAAAATAAACAACTCCAGTTTTACCAGCGTTTTGTGCAGGTGCAGTTGCTTGCGGAAAACTCTTTTGGTAATACCTCTGACACGCAGCCAATTCACCTTGTTCAGTTCCGGTTGCGGTTTGGAATGGTGAAGCGGCTGAACCTTTTTCAAATTGAACACCCCAGATGTCAATATCTACGTTAAGCGCAGCACCAAAACGAAGTGCTAAATATGAACTCGTGCCGATTGTCTTTCCTGCTACTGAAGGAATTGCAACAGTGTGGGTGTATCTAGCCCAAGAACTTGAAATGGTTATAGTTGAACCACCAATATCAACACTTGCTGAACCACCTGAACCAAAATTCTGAGAATAGAAAACATCCGCAGTCGTTCCTGTTGGTGATTTCATCCAGAATGAAACTGTTGCAGTTTGTCCTGCAAAAGTGCGAACATCTTCAATAGGTTGTTGGACACGCAGGTTAGTGTTTGTGCTTTTGAAACGTGCAAAGAACTGTCCTTCATATCCTGCTACTGGTGCGGTTCCTGGTGTAAAGGTTTGTTGTGTAACTGTTCCAGTTCCTACGCCGTAACCATAAACTGAGAAGCGATCTGGGCCATAAGTGTATTGTCCTGAAGTTGCAGTAATGCTTGTGCCGCGTTGCCAAATACCAAAATCACCGTTTATCACATTGTTCTTGCCAGCGGCAAAGTTTGGTTGCCAAGATAAACCAGTTGCAGTCGATGAATCAGCCACAAGGGTTTCGCCGTTGTTTCCTACGGCTAGACGGGCAGGAACATCGGCTGCGCTTGCGGCAATTAAATCGCCTTTAGCATCGACGATAGCGTTCTGAATTGCGTTGGTGTCATCTGTTGTAACCCATGAATAATCTAGGTCGGTTGCAGAAGCTTTTGCTAATACCTGACCAGTGGTTCCACCCTTTAGATCAACAAGGGCTGTGTCTATATCTTGACCCAGTGCAGCAATAGCGGTGGCGCCATCCTTCACCAAGTCCGTTGATTGGGGGATATCCCAACCGAAGTTCGTTGTTGTAGTTGCCATTTAAGCTACTGCTCCTATCGCGTTGATCCAAGTTAAGGATGGGGATAAAGTGTTCCAAGTTTCAGCCGCATCTACCATCTCCCATTTTACCGCAATTTGGGAGAAACTTATCGGACTTGCGTTGAAAGTTATGCTTAAGCCGTTATAGGAAGCTTGGAAAGTCCAGCCTTCAATATAACCCTGGAATGAACCATCTGTGATGTTGCCAGGTATATTCTGAATCCAGACTGGCTGACCCATAAAGATATTCAATAAGGCGTCGCGGTCTGTATCGTCAATTTCATCATTTCCAAGCGGGAAGGTAATCGCTTGGAATTTGCCATAAGGACTAGATCTAAGAGCAATATAACGGTCGGCTATATCCTCGGCATCATAGGAATGCTTAACCGATGAATCAAAAGAACTTGCCAGCAAACCATACAAGCTCTGGCTTTCAGCATCCTCGGCAGTGTAACTTCCAGAACCATTGTTGTAGCTAATCGTAAATTTATTTCTTATATCGCCAGCGCGAGTAACGGTCGAGATACCAACCCCAAGGGCATTATTGGCATCTAGAATTGTGTAGCCATTATTAGCCAAGTAATCCTGGCGATGGGTTGAATCGGCATATCCGATGTTTCCATTGGCATCTTCATAGATATACCCAAGCCCTGAATTGGCAATTTGAGTAACTAAGGAATAAAGATCCGATGGGTTGGAACCTCTTGCAACCATCTCATAATTACCAGGTTGGTCGATTTCGCCAAGTCCTAGGTTTTCTGCATCTGCCCAAGTTGTTGTTGGGTCATAGGCAGCCCAAGTTTGAGCAGGAGAAACTTCATTCCATTGCCCAAGCAAGAACCCAGAAAGCAAGGTGTAAATCTGGTTTCCTTCTTCATCCTGGCTTAATACTCCTTCACTAATAATCTTGGGAAGTTTAGATAATGCGCCTAACGCAGTAATTGTGGCGGCGGTTGTGAAGCCCACTGATCCTGCGCTGACCACTGAAATTTGAAAGTCGGTTATATACCCGCCAAATATAGGGATGAAGGTAGATGTTGAATTCTGGACTTCAATGCTGATTTGAGTTCCGACAGTAAAGTTGTAACTTGTGTTTTCCAGGTTGATTAGTCGAACACTGCAATAGCCCGCCACTGGTTGAGAATTGATATCAGTGCGACCAGAAGTAATAGTTAAGTCAGAGAGCGTTACGTCAGTAACTTCTACACTATCTACTATTACACGCCAGACTGGACTCCATTGGGTCATTAGAAGCTGACTGCTCCAATAAGCCCTGCGGCTCCTAGAGTTCCTCTAGCCTGGGAATCATTGAGAAGGGATACGATTTGGCGGGCAGTGCTTTCAGAATCTAAAGCGCCGTTTACCGTTACGTTATAAGTATTCATCGGACTACTTCTAAAGCTATCCTGGTAATTCAAATCTGCAGAACTAATTGGGAAATAAGCATCGGCTTTTGCGCTGGCTGCGTTTGCGGCTTCTAGTGCTTTATTTGCTGCGGCGATGTTCTTATCTACATCCTTTTGAAGTTTATCGATATTACTTATGGCACCGCCAACGGAACTACCTATCGCGCTTGCACCACTAGCCATGCCTGTTGATCCTGCGCCACCTGAGCCAGTGCCACCACTTGAACCCGTTGGGAAGGTTGTGTTTATCTTGCTAGAGCTACGGCTGAAATCGGCAGTGCTGCCACTGGATCCTGCGCCTAACTTATCTACTGGCTTAACATCGCTACCGCCCCATAAGTTGTTTGCGAAGTTATAGGCTTTAATTAGAGCGTTAATGCCATCGATTGCTAGGTTAATCGAACCTCTAATACCGTCAGAAATCTTGGCAATGATTGGCGAAATGATGCTTAGGACTAAACCGAACGCATCGCCAGCGGCTCTGATAGCACTGACCAAGGTAGTCTTTAGAATTGGAACTAGATACTTGGCGATGAAATCCCAGACATCTTTGAAAAGGGTAAGTAGCGGTTCTAGATCCTCTTTGTTATCTACGAACGCATCGCGAACTTTATTGAACGCATCTCGAAGAGCGCCAAATATAGGGATGAAGAATTCTTTAACAAAATCACGCAAACGTCTAAAGGCTGGCTCGACGGCTTTACCAAGCTTATCTGAGATATCCTGAATGGCTGGAATTAACTTATTTACGGTCAGAGTAACCAGGGGAGTAATAGCAGTAAGGATATAAGATCCGACTGTTTCCTTGCCTTCGTCAAATGCTATCTTGAGGCGGTTTAACTTACCTTCGAAAGTATTAGCCTCTTGCTCTGAGAAGCCTTTAAAAGTCTTTCGCAGTGCAACATAGGCAGCATCGAAGTCTTTACTCTTTAAAATGTTCTGATCTACACCTAGACCAAGCCGACCTAGCGCTTGGGTGTTTCCATCATAGGCTTTACCCAGGGCGTTAGCGACGCCTTCTAATGGCTTGCCAGTGGCGCTAGAGATATCTAATGCAAGGTTGAGAAGCTTCTGGCTTTCTTCAACATCTTTTGTTGATCGTGTAAGTCTTGCGAAGGCTGGTCGTAATTCATCGTCGGTAACACCCTTAGCCAGTGAGACTTTGGTTATCCAGTCTTCAACGGCATCAATTTGCTTGCGAGTAGCACCAGTAGTGTTTTCAATAGTCTTGGCAAGAGTTCTTTGAGCCTTCTCATCGGCGGCTGCGTTCTTTACTGCCTCTACTGCAAACTTAGCAGCGACCGCGCCAACGGCTACGAATGCGGCAGCGGCTACTTTACTAAACTTGGTTATCTTATC